CGATAATATTAACTTTTAAACACAATACAATGATAAAAGATTTAGCAAAAGAATACAATGAAGAATTAGACCAAAAGGCGCAAAAAGAATTTGAACTACAATTCAAAAAAGGAGATGATATTTCAGTGTCAATTATTCAGAGAAAATGTAAAGTAGGATATAATTGTGCATACAGAACTCTCGTTTCTCTAATTGAACAAAACAAGATTATTAAAAACAATCACATTTATAGCGTTTCTTAGCATGAACGCTAACTAATATATAGCAACTATTAAAATCAAAATATTTAAAAATCAATAAAATACACTATTATGAATCAAAAAATTATAAGAATGTGCGAACAAAAGTTTATATATTTGAACTATTCGCCACGTACTGCATCAAATTCAAAATATTTTATTTTTACTTCGCGAATATTACAAAGAGTATAAACCAGTTGAATATATGTTTAATGGCCAGTTTTCTAATCAATACTCTGTTACATCATGCCAACAGATTTTCAAAAAGTATATTGATGCAGATAGTCATTTTCACATTTTGCGCCACTCTTGTTTTACAAGTTTGTTAGAATCAGGAACAGATATTCGAATAATTCAAAAGATTGCCGGGCATTCCTCAAGTAAAACAACAGAAATTTACACTCACGTATCAAATAATTTACTTTCAAAAGTAGCATTACCAATATAAATTTAAAACAAAATGAAAAAACAATTAATTATATCAGGACAAACCACATCATTTTCCGCTTTATTAGCAGAAATACAAAATTATAGAGAGATTATAATTAGAATTGATCCCGATGCAATTCAAATGTTTAGATCTACGCTAGATTATATATTTTGTAATTGCGATATTGCAGTAATAATGCAACAGAAGACTAAAATAGAAGCAATGAGAACAAAAATTGCAATTTTTGATACAATTACATATCTAACAAAAAAAACGATGCAATTTGTTCTTAAAAAGCCTAAAACAACAACTATAAAACTTCCATTATCTAATGCAATTGAAATACTAGAACTTTTATTGCTAATTAAATTCGATGCAGATCCATATCAAAAACATGTAATTAATAAAATTATTTATGAAATAGATGCTTTTACAAAAATATAATTTTAGTAATTTTCTTATTTTCATTTGATTTATATAAATATAATTACTATTTTTGTATAAAATTATCAATTATAATATATATTTATGGAAAAAAAATCAACAGAACAGTTGAGTAAAACTAAAAATTTCAAGGTTTTATCAGCAGACATCGGATTAAGTATTTCGACAATAAAAAGGCATTTACCTAAAGAATTTAAAGAAAGCATTAAATTGAAAAAATGGTCCAATTATTTGACTCCAATTCAATACGATGCAATAAAAAAAGAATTGGGATTTTTATAAAATCAATCCAAATTTCGTAAAATATTATAAAACAGTTCACAACGAACTGTTTTTTTTTGTTTATAATCAAAGCAAAAAAACAATAAAAGAACCATAAAACATCTAAAAACATCTAAAAACCAATAATGAAATAATAGCCATTTTTTATGATATTAATTTTGCAATGTTTCAATTTTGAATAAACAAAATTTAATAAGATGAAAAATAATAAATTATTAATTGGTGCCGGATTATTACTTGGTGTTATGGCACTTTCTAGTGCAACTAAAAGCACAAAACAAGTAGAAACTACACCAACTAATCCACAAAACCCACCATCAACAACAACTACGGCATCGTCAATAACTCCTGCCGTAACAACAACAACAACAACAACAACAATAGCAAGCAATTTAACTCAAATTTGTGATGGAAAATTTATCTACACGAATGAAAAAGTACAATATCCAAAATAAAAAAAAATAGAAAATGGAATCAAAATATTTATTAGGAATATTAGCTCTAATTGGTGTTGGAGTTTATGCTTTTAAAAATAAGCAAGAAAAAACTGATACAAAAGTTGCAAGCATGGTACAAACACCATCTTTTGTTGGTAAAGAACCACTTACACCAGTTTCGGAAAATGCTAATTCATCTGATATTTCATCATCTTATAACGATGGAGGTGGTTCATCAAGTAATAATACTTCAAACGAATATTCAACTGTATCAAATCAAATTGTACGTCAACTTCCTCTAACTATTGTAATGCCACAACAAACCAAAACACAAAATATTACCCGGGCAAATAGCAATCCATTTTTGGCAGCATCTAAAGTTCAAAAGTTTAGCTTAGGCGAAATTCCCGAATATAACATTTAATAAAAATAAAATGTCAAAAACATTAAATATAATTCTTGGAGGAATAGGCGGTTTAATCGTTTGGAATGTAATTTCAAAATATAATCGCTTATCTAAAAATGTCGAAATTCAAACCCTTAAAGCACCACAAGTTGATGTAATTTGGAGTGGTTTAAGAATAAGATATTACGGTGGAGTAAAAAATAGCACTAGAGACCGTATGACTTTGCAAATTCCAACAATTACATTAGTGGATAAAAACGGCAATTTTATTACTCAAACATCTACCGTAGATGCAAAAAACTATGTAATACAACCCCTAAATATAACCCAATTAGACACAAAAGAATTTACAATAAATTGGTCGAGCCTATATAATTTAGGAAAAAACTTAAATATTTCAATGCCCTCAAATATTGCTCAAGCAATAACATTAGCAATGGATTGGCAAAATATTTTAAAACAATTAGAAGTTCAAATACAAGCAAAAATGTACGTTGATGGAGTTTGGTCAACACAAAATTTCCCAATATTCTAATGAATAAATACATTCCATATCACGGCGATAAAGGTAAACTGTACCATGGTGTACGTTCGATTTTTGATGGAAAAAGGTTTGATCCTTTTTTCCCAAAAGACGTTCAAAAAGGTCAAACTATTGTTAAACATAACAATAACACTACCGACACCATTCAGTTGATGCAAAAGCAAGTGAATATTTGGAATGAAGATACTGCAATAATTGCAAAAATATTAAAAGCAGATACATTAGAGCAAACATGCCGAAATATTTGGGATTTCATTTTCTCACATTTTCAATACAAGAAAGATCACCCAAATTACGAACAGGTGAGACGTCCGGCACGTAGTTGGGCAGATCGATTATCAGGAGTGGATTGTGATTGTATGAGTGTTTTTGCGGCCTCTACGCTTAAATCTTTGGGTATAAAAGCCTATTTCCGACGTGCACAATATGCTGGGCAAAGTGAATTTTCGCATGTTTACGTAGTAGTTCCAAAAACAGATAATTATAACCAAAATGATCCTAATACTTATTGGGTTATAGATGGCGTGGTAAGCATTTTTAACACAGAATTAAACCCAATTAAAACAAAAGACGATATGGCAGATTTAGCAGCTTTAAATGGTATTGCACCACAAAAAATAAATATTTCAAATTCCCAAAAAAAAGTAACAAATACACAAATTGCAGATACAAAAACATTAATAAATGTAACTGCAGATGCTTATTTAAATGTTGCAAAACAAGAATTAGGGTCTGATTCTATTGTTCAATATAGAGTTGATTCGGACACTTTTTTAAAATTTCTTTTATTTTTCGAAAGAGAAGTTTTTAAACTAGCTAAAGATGCAGTAGCCGAAAATATTAAACCAACTAATCAAATAAATGGATTAGATGGTAAATTTAAAAACTGGTTACTTAAAGCTGTTGCAGGAGTTGCAGGAGCTGCAATTACAGGATTTTGTGCTGGTGTTGGGTCTGTATTTGGGCCAGTAGGAACAGTAGTTGGATCAATGGGTGGCGCTTATGCTGGTAGATGGGCTTACAACCTAGTTTTAGGCTGGGGCGGATTAGGTGGAATACAAGACGTAATTACAAACGAACCTTTTACCGCTTATGCCGATCCTAATTTTGAAAATTGGTTTATTATTAATTTACCAAAATCTTTTGCATCACAAATTATTTATACAGGAGGTAGTCCAAAATATATTTTACCTGATTTTGCAAATTTAAACATGATGGACGAAGATAAATTATATTCGTTTAAAGGTATGCAAATACATCTATACGCCTTACAAATGGCTATTGGTGGAATAGCTTATAAAAGATTTTTTAAATCTTACGAAGCGGCAATACGATCAAATCAAATGACACATAATACTGTTACAAATGGAATTGGAGAAACTCCATCAACATCTGATATAGCAGTAACTTCATTTGCAAATACCGCAACTCAAAATGCACTTTCTGTTGCAACAGGACAAAGCAATGTTAAAGATGCTTTTAAATCGATTTTAGGAGACACAAAAACAATAAGTTCTAATTTTAAAACTGGAATTGTTAATGATTTAACCAAATCATTAAACGATGTTACTACTAATTTTTTTAAAGCAAAAGGCTATTGGTTAGGAAGTGTTTTTTACACTGGAGATATTGAGAAAAAAAGAAACGAATTATTTGCAGCAACTAAAGCAAAATTTGAAGCAGAAAACATTGTTTTTGTTCCATATCAATTTTTAGAAGAATTAAAAAAACCGATTGAAGCTATAGATAAAGCAACTGGATCAAATAAAGCCGATTTGCAAACTCCAAATATGTTTGGATGGCTATATGGCGATTCTTTTGCACAAACGGGTATTCCATTGTCTAATCGCGAAGGTGGAATTAATATGATGAGTAGATTAAGATCAATGATTCATAATCAACCATTACAAGCAAATAGTTACTATTTTGATTATAACGATAGACCCGATTTTTTAAAAATAAAAGTAGAATGGGCTTGGGCTTTTAATAAAACTGGAGCCGTAGATACTGTATTTTTGATTGGAGATCATTATTTTGGCCCCGCAAAAGTGATAAGTATGTATAATCCGCAATGGTTTTACCAAAATGGACAGGGATCGTATGGCGAAATTTTCGTAAAAGGGCAACCATACCGCAGTACTTTAGACAAAGTAACTAAAACTGGTAATGTTAACGAAATTCGATCTTCCAATTTATTGATAGTAATCCCTCTTTTCGATTCGGCACAAGTTGCAAAAGTGGATAAAGGAGATTATTCATTTATCATTGAAAAATTTGCAAAAACGTATAAGTTAAATACGAATATTAATAATTCTGTAAAAATTACGAATGCAACACAAAGCACCAACAATTCAGCCTTTGCTCAAATAAGAGCTAATGCAATAAAAAAGGCAAGCGGTTCTCAAAAAGTAGAAACTAAAGAAGTTCTTAAACCAATACAAAATACAAATACAACCGCTGTTATTGCAACAGTTGTAGGAGTTGGACTAGGAGCATTAATCTTAAATAAATTAATGCAAAATCCATCAAATAATAAGACAAAAGAGAAACAACTAGATGGAATAAAAACTCGTAAAACAAAAAAACGAAAAAAATCCATCAAAGTAAGTTTATAAATAAAAATCACAATTAACAAAGTAAAAAAATGAGTAAAAAAACCACGCAAAAAAAAGAAGGAAAAGCAAAGGGATTTGACATGATGGCTGCCGCTAAGCAGTTAGTTAATCCGGCTTTGGTTGTCGTTGGATTAGTTGCAGGAAAATTTATCGGAGATTTTGGCGATAAGGCGCTAAAAGTTTCCCGGACTAATGGTGTTGCAACCACAACCGACAGTACAGAAATTGGAATTAAAGGACACATCGTGCCTGTTGCCGAAATCGTCGTAGGAGGTATCGGAATGGCAATGAGTAAAGATTCTAAAGTACAAATGTTGGCAGCAGGATTTGCAGCTAACGGAATTTACAAAGAAGCAAGTTTACTTGCCAAAAAAGACATTCTAAACGGTTTGGCAGGTGACGAACAAACAATGGCTGAAAATAACCAATATTTTCTTCCAGAGAATTACGAATATCCTGCATTGCTTACCGAAGCATCACCTGAGTTTGTTCAAACGCAACAAATCAACGGAAACATTCCATCATTCAATTCTTAATTAAGAAAAAAAAAGGATTTTATCCTAAAAAGTAAAAAAAGTAAAAAAAAATAAAAAAAGTAAAAAAATGAAAAATTCAAGTATTGGCAGACCACGCCAAATTTTCGATGCTCTTGTTAACGATCCAAATTTTGATCAGGCGTTGGCAGCTGAAATAAAAAGTCAAAAGCGTAAAGTTGTTGATTCCGTATTATATGGAACTCGTCTTGCTGGAGGAAAACAACAAGTTCGTATCTTTTTAGACGATGATAAAAAATCACCCGGCGTTACAAACATTTCTAGCGCAAAACTCGAAAAAGATCAAGTAATGGTAATTACTGGTATCCAAATTCTTTCGGGTATTGAAGCAGCTGATAATGTTCATGCTGTTGATTTTGGCAAAATTGCTAAAGAAATTGCTAACGGTGAAATTACTTTTAAAGTTAATGGAACTGAAATGTTATCAAAATCTTCTATGTCTACATTTGCAAAAGATCAAAGCATCAACGAACTTGCTGGTTATGTAGAATTGGAAAATCCACTTGTTGTTAAATCTCAAGTATCAATCGATCTACAAATTGAAACAGGTGCCGCAATCGTTGCTCACACTTTTATTAAAGTACTATTACATGGTGCTAGTGTATCCATGTAGTTGTTAGTCCATAAAAAATCAATTTATAATTTGAAAAAAGCCCTCTCAATTTTGGGTGGGCTTTTTTTATAAAAACAAAAAAAATGACTGAAGGAAATATTAAAATTAAAACATTTAGGCTTCAAATAGCTAGTTCAGGACAACAAGTTTCATTAGATTCTGAAACAGATATTCTGTACAACAAAATTACAGGAATTAAAGCAAATGTGTCTAAATCAGATGCAGAAATTGGCAGTACATTAATGCTAGGCATTAACGAACAAGAAATATTCCCCGATAATTTTGATCTTATCAACATTACATCTAGTCAGGATTGCCCTGTTGACGATCGTTTTTATACCGAAAATGGAAAATTAGAGATTCCAGCAAGAGGATCTAGCGTTAAAATTCGTTATACAGATGGTGGAAATTCAAAAGAATATCCTTACGTATTGTCGATTGTATTAATCGAAAAAAAATAAAACATGATAAAATATCACGTAATAAAAGCACCATTAGTTTTAACAGAAAAATCAACAAATATTAACTATTTGTTTCCTGTTGATAGAGCTAAAATTATTGGATATAAAGCATTTGCAAAAGGCATTCGCTTTGAATTAGGTAGTGGTAGTTTAGATGGTAACGATGTTGGATATATTACATTTAATAAAAATGATGATTCTGAAAATATTTTTATCGATGATATTATTCGTGCTCAAAAAAGAATACCTCGTGGATTTAATCCGATTAATGTTGATTTGAAAAATAATAGACAAATTGTAGGTCTATTTATTTTAGCAAATGATATTAATTTTTTAGAATTAACATTAACTATTACATTTAAAGTAGAAACAGATGTTTGATGGAATACTAGCAATAGATAAAGTAAGACGAACATGGAAAACAGATAATTTTAATTATTCTGTTATTAAAAAAACAATGTTACGTCCTGCAAATGGAGAATCAGAAAAGCATTTTGAAATTGTTTTAAATAACGATTTAGCAATTAGAACAACTGAAATGCTCCCAACTGGAACTAAAATTCAGTCGAATATTGCGGCCGAAACAATTGATTCTACAACCGAAGAAGACATAAATTTAACCTTACATTCCGGGACAATGAATATTATTTTGCTCCCAATGGAACTCACAGAAACACTTGAAACTGTTTCGATACAATTTATAATTTTTAAAAAAAATAATTAAATCAAAAGATTTTTGTAATGGACTACAACAAACTGAATGATTTTATTGATCGTTTTTCTAAAAATGTTAGAAATTACGAAAAAGTCTCTCAAAATAAAGGCTTTTTTACAATGCTAATTAAAAAGAATAATGGTCAGAAAACAACCGTTTTATCTAAAAGTGATAGAACAGAACTTAAAAACATTAAAAAAAGAGTTCGAACATTTGTCGAACTCAATGATCCTGATATTATTCAAACAATTGTTTTAGAAGCTTTTGACGAAAATTCAAAAAGTATTCATATTTCATCATTTTTGAACGAAAACGAAACTCCAATTCCAGCTACTCAATCGATGCCACAAAGTTTTGATTTGAATGGTCCCGAGGTACAATCTGTTATTAATAGAAAAATTGCTGAAACTCTTGCAGAAAGAGACAGAAAAGATCAGCATGAAAAAATGGTGAAAGAACTCGAAGAGCTGCGTAAAAAAACAGACGATCAAGAAAAAACTATTGAAGAGTTGGAAGAGGAAAATGAAACTTTATCAAAAGAAATTGAAATTAAAAACTCCATTCAAGCAGCAGCCGGCACCGTTGGTTCATTGCTAGAATCTTTAGGAATTAAAAGAGAACGTGTAGGCGGTCTTTTGGGAGGTCTTTTGGGTGTTACAACCGAAGAAGTGGCAGAAGGTGCGGAAGCTAAAAGGGCAGAAGAAAAAGGAACAACTATTCCTGCAGATCAATCGCCATCAGAAAAAGCAATTGAGGCAATTAATGAGTATTTATATACTTTAAATCCCGAACAATTGCGTAAAATGATGATTATTTTTGGCGCTTGCCAGGAGCATTCAGACGCATTTTCGCATCTATACGAATTTGCTTCTGAATATGTAAATAAATAAGTTTAATAAAAATATTATTTTAAAAAATTAAATTATGGCATCATTTGTAAAACCAATAACAATACAAGCAAATAGCCCCGAAGAGGCTACAAAAGTAGCAGAAGCATTAAAAAAAATGCTCCAGCACTTTACCTCCAGCGAGGTAATTAAAGTGGGAGCACTAGTAGAAAGCCCAGTAAAACGATTAATGTTTAAAGGTTATTTAAAATAATTTAAAATGGCACTTAAAGTACCTTTACGACAAATAAAAAGCGAACGTTTGTTAACGCCAACTAAAGATTCATTAGCATTATATTATAATGAAAATGGAGTATTATGTGCGATGGATAGCATGCGTAATATTATCGAATTATCGGGTGGTGGAGGATTGCAAAACATTATTCATGATAATACATTAGTAGGTAACGGAAATAGCGAAAGTTTAGGTATTGCAACTTACAGTTATGAATTAATTTTAAGTAAAGATTTATGGTATGGAGCTGCAGATTATTTAGAACAAAGCATACGTTTGAATTTTGACCCAAATCAAAAAGCAGATGTATTTATTTTTGCCGCAACTGCAGAAGATTTAAGAAAAATAAAATATTTTAATATTAAATTTCAAAATTTATTTTCGACGGCACCACACGAATTTAGTAACTTAAAATTTGATGTTAGTAGTCTTGAAGATCCTCCAGGTGACCCATTAATGCCTACTTCTGATATAAAATTATATGTAAAATGTTTTCCCCGACCTGATGGAACATTAATTGAAAATAATTTTGTAATGTGCCAATTTTAAACGATGAACGATCAAAAATATAATACCACGCTACCCGAGCGGATAATTACGCCAGCTAAAGACATGTTGATAATTTTCAACAATGTTTTAACTGGTAAATTATCCGTGATGGACCATGCTCGAAACATTACTTTATTGGGTGATAGTTCGGGTATTGCGTTTGTTGAAAATCCCGAAGCCCCGGACGTCTCTTTATATAAAGCAGGCGATCAATGGTTTGATACCGATGATATCGTTTTGTATATGCTTTACGACAATGGGAGCCAAAAGGTTTGGCTTGAGATAGGAAGCGGCAGCGTTACCGAAAATGATGTATCCATGGGTGTTAGAACAATTTTAAATGGAAGTACATTGAAATTGAACATGGACATTGTTGAAAATCAAATTTTGGACATAAATGCAACTAAAGAAACTCCAATTGATACTGATAGTCTTGGACTATGGAATAGTGTAATTAATAAATTTGTAAGATTCCCAATAATCGATTTGAAATCTTTTTTAAATTTATTATCTGTAAAGAAAGATGGAGATACAATGACTGGTGCACTTACTGTTCCAGCTATGATAATTAATGGAGGAGTTGGGCTACTTTCTAAAGGACTTGTTTTTGGTGATGGTGATTCCGGTATTTATGAAAATACCGATGATATTTTATATTTTATTTGTGGAAACCAATATAAATTATTAATAGGTGGGTCCCAAAATCAAAGTATTAGTTTTGTCCCATTAACTTCAAATATATACTCACTGGGATCGGATATAAGACGTTGGAAATCCCTATACTCAAATACAATTACTGATGATGGTACAAATGTAGGAATAGGAAACAGCACACCTAAATCTAAATTAGACGTAGCTGGAGGAATTCAGTGTGCAGATGATACAGCTGCAGCAAGCGCAAACAAAGTTGGAACCACAAGATATAGAACGGATGCAAACAATAGCTATTGTGAAATGTGTATGCAAACAGGAGCATCAACTTACGCATGGGTAATAATTAAACAAAATACTTGGTAAATGAGAGCAAAAAAAGAAATTAGGGAAGAACGTGAAGATGTAGTAGGGTTCTATGAAGACAGAGAGATAGTTGGTATTAACGGAACTGTTTTAGTTGAAGAAAAAATAGATGAAACAACAGAAAACATACTAAAAGAAACCAAACAAAAATTGGAATCAGAATTACAATTGGTAAATGATAAACTATTATTAATAGCTGAATTGTATGAAAGGGAAACTTTATGAAAACACAAATAATACCCGAAGATCCAAAAATTGGCGAAGAATGCCAAATAGGTGTTAAAAATTATTATTGGAATGGCAAAGCATGGCGCATTATTCAGGCTGAATCTGTTATGCAAAAAGCATTGTTATCAACTAAAAATGAAACGCTAATTTCCGAAAAACAAACAATTTTAGACATTCCAAAACCACCTAAAAAATACAATTTTTGGCAAAAAGCAATCAGTTACATTGCCGAAGTGGCTATTATTGCAGCCGTTACTGGTGCAATTTTTTACTATTTTTTTATCTTAAAATAACAGAACAATGAGCCAATTATGGTATATCAATAAAATCAAATCCACGGAGCGTGCATCGTTTGAAAAAGCGTTGCGCTACTATTGTGGTTTGCTTAAGATAAACCCCAATTGGCTAATGTTTATCATGAATTTTGAAAGTGCGGGCACGTTCTCTCCATCAATTCGCAATCCATATTCGGGAGGTGTAGGATTAATTCAGTTTATGCAAGTTACGGCAAAATGGTTAGGAACTTCTACCGATGCTTTAGCTGCATTAACGGCTACTAAACAACTATTTTATGTTTACAAATTTTACAAATCAAAGGCAGGAAAGTATAAAAGTGGCGAGGATATGTACTTATTTACATTTTATCCTTATGCAATAGGAAAACCCAATTCGTATGTTATTGGGTCAGAACAGGGAATTAATTACGCTAGATTAATAAAAAAACAAAACCCATCATTATCAATTTATAATAAAGATACTATTACATTAGGAGAATGGCGAATTGCATTAAGAAAGATTATTACAAACAAAATAACCGAAACACAAACAAAAGAGTTTTATAATTTAAAAAATAAATCTAATGTATTATTTTTATCATTTCTAATAGCAACAACTATATATTTAACAAAAAACAAAAAATGGATACAGTAGGAAAAATAAGTACATTTTTAATGATTTCGCTAAATGCAATAAATTTTGAACTAATAAATCAAATATTTATTGCAACAATATCAATTCTCACTATGATTTATTGGGTTATTAAAATTAAAAAACTTTTGAAAAAAAAAGCGAATAAAGAAAGTGAAAATGAAAAAGATTGAAACAATTATAGAACGTTATAGACCAGCTATATTAGCAGGTTTAATTACATTTTACATAGTAAGTGTTTTATATACAATTACTGTATCTAATAAATTAAATTGTTTAAAACAGGATTTAATTGAACAATCTATCATAAAACAAAAAGAAAATATTTTAATTGTAGATAGTGTTTGTTCTGCCATTATTAAAAAAGAAAAAATTGAGAGACAAAACAATGTTTACAAAATATTTATTCAGGTTCAGCAAAACGAAAATAGAATTAAAAATATCGAAAATGAAAATAGGAAACTTAAAACGGATTACCGTAATATTATTGTTTCTAGGCCTTTGTATTAATTTAGTTAAAGCGCAATACATAAAACTATATTATAACGACAAATGTCCGTTTGATACAGCCGTTGCAATTCAAATAAACACATATAGAGCGGAAAGTCGTAAACTATCATTGGCGGATTCTATTCTATCAAATTTTGACAAACAAATTGTTGAATATAAAATTTTGAATACACAAAAAGATAGTGCTTTGATGTTTTTATATCGAATTAATTTATTATCGGACAAAGAAATAGATCAAAAAAACAGAACTATAAACGATCTTTCATCAACTTTTGATAAGATTGTGGAGCTAAATAAAAAACAAAACACCTGGTTTAACAGAAATAAACTTGCAATCGGTTTTGTTTCGGGAATTATTGCAACAACAGGAATTTTAATTTTACTTAAATGAAAAAAACTACTTCAAAAAAGAAAAAAAGCACGCCCTTGTTAAAAAAAGGAGCTGCAAAAAGCACTTCCAAAATAAAAAAACCAACTAGCAAACAATTGATGTATGGTGGTTTAGCTCTATTTTTAGGGCTTATGTTTTTTGGGGTAACCAAAGCGATTTCAAACGGACGTCCAAATTCAAATAGCAATGTTGATAAATACACCATTTCAGATCATGATGAATTTTATGATTATAAACTCGAAAATGGAGTGTGGTACACAAAGCGAAAAGCCATGACCGAATGGATTCCAATGCGCGAAAATTTAACCGAACAACAATATTTAGCTGCAACCAACGACTTAACCGCTTTTATGCGAAATAAAGGCATAAATATTTAATTATTAGTTATGTGGAAATATAATTTTAATAAAACATTTAATTCGGGTGTGATATTGCCAAATGCAAATTTTGATGATATTAATGCGTATAATTCATATTCGAGAAATAGCAATGTTGAATTTAAAATTAAACAAGGAGATTTTGCCTATACAACTGGGTATTTTTATTCTAATACAAAATATTCTGCAATTCCAAACAACTTACAAAATGAGGATATTTGGATAGAAGTTCGTAAAAGAAAAGATGGGAGAATTGGTTATGTTCATTGTACTGTTGTAATTCCATATCCAAATTTATATGCTTCGACAGGAATTTTACGTGCAAACAAAATTTCAAAAGAAAAAGAGATGAAAAAATTAATAATTATTGGCGCTAGTGGATTAGCAATTGGCGCTTTTATTTACATAAAAAATCAATAAAATGAGTTACATTAAATACAGTTTTCGTTCGATAATGGATAAAGGATGCGTACTCCCAAATCCGAATAATTCTCAAGTAAATGTTAGATCGCAACCCGATATTAATTCGGCAGTGGTTTTTACCATAAAACAAGGTCAATATTCTAACACAACAGGAGATATTTATTCAAATGTTTTAATAACATCTATTGTAGATTTAAAAAAGAAAGATGCATGGATTCAGATTAGAACAACTGGAAATAATTTAGGTTATGTCCATGTTTCTGTTGTTACAGTATATCCAAATGTTTTGGCAATGAGTGCTAGAAACACTGCATCTGTTATTAACAAAACAAATTTAATGTTATCTAACGATGAAAAAATACGTAAAAACATAGTTTCCAGTTTAAAAAAACTGGTAATTGCCAAAAAAGCAAATCGAATAAATAATGTTGAGTATGTCTCAAAATTGAAAGATGTTTATTCGATTTACACAAGATGGCAAACACGCCAAAATTTTATTAAATCGGGAATTGCAAAGGGTGAGATCTCCCCAACAATTAAAATTGAAGATAAAGAATTAGCACAATCTGTTCAGCAAGTTGAAAACGGAATTGGTGCTATACCTGTAATTATTATTGTAATAATTTTGGTAGCTGCATTGTCTGTAACCGGCACTTTGTTAGTAATGAATGCAATTGAACCAAAATACAGCGAAAGTGAAGTAGATTTGAAAAAAAGCGCATTACTCGAAAAAGCATTATCAAATCTTACTCCCGAAGAGCAACAAGAAGTTGTAAACGATTTAGAAAAACAAGTTGATGATGCCTACGGACAAGGAGTAGATGATGGCAATAGCGAAACTCTAATGGGTACAGTTAAAACCGTTGGAATTGCCTTGATAAGCATTTTTTTAGCTTACAAAGGAATTGAATGGAATAACAACCGAAAGAAAACTAAAAAAAGTTCTAAATAAAAATCACAAAAACCACGCAATAATTATGCAAGCAAAAACAAAAAAAACAGCCAAAAAAACGGTTAAGAAAAAACCAGCAAAGCGCAAACCAGCTACTAAGGCTAAGAAAAAAACGGTTAAGAAAACCGTAAAGCGCAAAGTTGTAGGAACTGCAAAAAAAGTAACTCGAAAAAGAGTTGCTAAAGCAGCCAAAGCAGCTAACAAGACTATCCAAAAGTCTGTAACAACTTTGAAAAAAAAGATGGATAAAGACATTAAACAACTCCGGAAAGCTACCACCAAAAAAATTGGAGCCTTAAAAAAAAGGATCTCTAAATTAAAATAGTTGAGTTTTGTTTAATTCGAGCAACTCCATGTAATACGGGAGTTGCTTTTTAAAGTTTTTGTGATGTTTTTAGAAGAAATAAAAGAACTTATAGCCACGGGCAATTTAACACGCTTACAAGCCGAAAAAATAGCCAAAAAGCACCAAATAACCGATGTTATGTTGGTCCGCGAAACAATGGAACTTGCCGTTGTGGATATTGCCCGAGAAATAGCCAATAACTCCTCTCTCTCCCTCCGTGAAAAATTCGACAAAATTGTAAAACTTTACAATTCGCAACCAAACTTATCGGTAAGAAGTAGCGTTACCAGCAAATTACAACAATTTTCGACCCCAGCCCCTATTACATTCCTTGCAGGAAGTTTTATTTTGCAAGCATTCAAAAACAACCCCGATTATAAAATATTAGAACCCAGCGCAGGAAACGGCATGATGACGATTGCTTTTAATCCTGGTAATGTTTGGGTAAACGAAATCGACAATACCCGGATTGACAACCTTAAGAAAACAAATTACATGATGCTCTCTAATGTAGATGCGTTGAAAATTGCCGATGGCATAAACATTCACGCACCTTATTTTGATGGCGTTATAACCAATCCACCTTTTAATCCTTACAAAGAAACAATCGATGGCTTTAAACTTAACGGGTTGGAGCATGTAATGGCTATCAAGGCCCTAAAAACCATGAACGATAACGGTAGAGCTGCAATAATTGTAGGTGGACATACAACATGGGACAAAATGGGAGTAGTTACAGAGGGAAAAAACAAAGTTTTCCTCAATTACCTATACCACTTTTACAACGTTAAGGACGTTCTAAATATCAACGGTGATCTTTATTCCCGTATGGGTACAAGTTTCGACATTCGATTGATTTTAATTGAAGGCCGAAAAGCCACTCCAAAAGGATATGCGCCATTAAAAAGCGAAAAACAAGCCACTCAAATAAACAGTTTTGATGAATTGTTTGATAGAATTGGTTTAAAAGATGAAAACAAGGATATGGTTGAATACAAAAGAATTGTAGAAAAATTGGGTGGAGAAAGAAAACTTTGGTATCCAAAATTAAAAGTTTCAACCTTAAACAAACTTCTCGAAAAACCAACGTTGACAACTAATGATATTGAGGACTTAAAAGACTTTCAATTTTATTTACTCACTGATAAAAAAGATGCTTTTGAAAAAGGTTTTTATCAAAAATTGATTGTTGGACAAAAAGAAGATGCCTATGTGCTTAAAAATAAATTTTGGCTAACCAATATTCAAGATAAAATTACTGAATTTGAACAAAATAACAACGAAGACATGGAAATAGCAATAGCCAAAGCACAGGCTTTGAAACTGAAACTTAAATTGAAAAACAGCATTGATGGAATTTACGTCCCAGCCTCCGACACATGCGAAGCACTCGACACCATTATTCCCGATACGCAGGATGCTGAACAAAGGATAGCAATACGCAGGATAAGGGCGGAAGTGGGTGGAAGCCTCACGGAGTATGTGCGTACAAAATTGAAATATACCAAAGCCGAAATGTGCAAATATTTCAAGGCTGAACAGGTAGATGCAATTGCACTAGCCGTTTATAAAATTGATAATAAATCTGCAATCATTGTTGGAGATCAAACGGGTATTGGAAAAGGACGTGTAGCGGCGGCCGTTGTCCGTTATGCCGTAATTAAAGGCAATAATCCTATTTTTGTAACTGAAAAACCTAACTTATTTTCAGATTTTTATCGTGATTTGAGCGATATAGGATCGGGAGATTTGAAACCATTTATTGTGAATGGAAAAGACAAAAAAAGTGTTGTAAAAAATAGCGATGGAAAAGTGGTGTATGAGCCACCTATGGCAGCTGAACAAAAAAGCATAATCAAAAGTAAAAAACTCCAAGCCAAATTTGATTATATTATGGTTACTTATAGCCAATGCAACCAGCCAAAAAGATACCCTGATAAACCTGATTTTTTGTTGGCTTTGTCAAAAAACAATGCAATTGTGTTAGACGAGGCGCACAATGCCTCCGGCAAATCAAATACGGGTGGTGTATTTCAGAGCATGGTTGATAAGTGCGCAGGTGTTTTATTCTTGTCTGCAACATACGCTAAGCGACCAAACAATATGCCTTTGTATGTGAAAAAAACATGTCTTCGTGAAGCAAACATGACCAACGATGAATTGATTGAAGCGATTGAAAAGGGTGGTGTTGCTTTGCAAGAAATTATTTCCGCACAATTGGTGCAACAAGGAGAGATGATCCGCAGGGAAAAAACATTTGATGGAATTGAAGTAAATTACAAAACACTAGATAATTTAGTTACCGAACATGCCGTTACCAGCGATGCAATTACAGGAATAATACAAGAAATTATTTTGTTTCAAAAAAAGCATGTAGGCCCGTTTTTAGATGGAATGGATTTAGCGGCTATTATGGCCGGAGAGACTATTGAAGATGAATCTTTTGATGAAACAGAAGACGAAGACGAATCGGAAGATGAATTATTGGATGGTTTGGGCGAAGTGGTTATCCAAGAGGGAACACGGGTTGAAAAGCGCAAAGGTACAAAAGAAGCAGGAATCCAAAACACCGATTATTTTTCAAAAATATTTCAGGTTATCAATCAAATGCTTTTCTCCATTAAAGCAGAATCCGTTGCCAATTTAACGGTAAACCAATTACGGGAGGGCAAAAAACCGATTATTGCATTCTCCAGCACAATGGAATCGTTTTTCAATACCATGAAAAATAAAGAGGACAAACCAGCCAAAGATGGCGATGTTGTTTCAGCCGATTTCAAGGAAGTGCTTAAAAAAGGTCTTGAGGGTGTAATGAGATACACGGTAAAAACAGCAGAGGGCGACAGTGATAAATATCAATTAGAGCCTATGGATATGCCTATTGAAGCACAACAAGCATACTATGCCATTATTGATAGCATTGCAAATGTGAGTACTTCTATTTGCCTTTCTCCTATTGATGTTTTGTTACACATTATCCGTAAAAATGGATTTACCGTTGCCGAAATTACCGGACGAAGCATGATGCTTAAATTTCCGAATGATAATTACAAAACAGGAATTTTAACGGCCCGTAAAGGAGACGAAAAACTAACTGCAAACGATGCTTTTCGTATGTTTAACGACAATGAAATTGATTGTTTGTTGATTAATAAGTCAGGGAGTACCGGAGCATCCGCACAAGCAAAACCAACCGACAAAGTGCCAGCAGCTCAGGTAAAACGAAGATGGATGAATGTGTTGCAACCCGAACTTGATATTAATACCGAAGTACAAAAACGTGGACGTATCAACAGAACTGGACAATTGAGAGAGTATAACGGCAAAACATTGATGCCGGGTTACACATACATCTCTTCAGCTATACCAGCTGAGCAACGTTTGATGATGATGCTCAAAAAGAAATTATCCTCACTCGATGCAAACACTAAGAGCAATCAAAAAGAGAGTGGCAATACCATTGTTGACGTGAACGACTTTTTGAACGAATACGGTGATAAAGTAGTTTATGAGTACATGACCGAAAATTTGGATCTCAACTTCAAACTAGGAAATCCGCTAAAAATTGGCGATAAAGAAAAAGAAGATGGAACGCAAAAAGAGACAGGCAAAAATACTATTCCAGAGGGTTTTGCTCAAAAAGTAACTGGACGAACAGCCATTTTATCCGTTGTCGATCAACAAAAATTTTACAACGAAATAACCGATACTTATTCCAATTATATAAATTATCTAAAACAAATGGATGAGTATAATTTGGAAACCGAAGCGGCCGACTTAAAAGCTGAAACTTTGGATAAAAAAATAGCCATTGTTGGAAAGGGTGGAAAATCAGCCTTTGGCGATGATACATATATGTTGAAAATAATGGCAAACGTGCTTAAAAAACCATTTAAAAAAGCCGACGTTAAGCAGCTTGTAAGTGAATATTTGAATGGAGAAGAGCCGTTTATTATCCAAAAAAGGTTGTCCGATCAATTTACAGAGTTCAATAACTCAAAACTCGAAAAGAGTATTAATCAGGCAACTGAAAGAGCCATAAACGAAACTGAAAAAATCACTCAAGATAAGAAATTTCAAAACCTTAAAACAGAGGAAGAGCGACTAAAATTTATTGAAACACATAAATTGACAATTGAAGAGGATAAACAAAAGAGTATTCAAAGAGCAAAAGATTTATTGGAGGCTAACCGATTGAATGTTGTTTCTGTATTCAAATTCTTTGTTCCTGGGCGACCATGTATTTATCCAACTCAATTTGGTAATGTTAGAGCCATTTTTATTGGTTATAATATCAATTATAAGAATGACAATCCATTTGCGCCGGGTAAAATAGAGTTAAGATTTGCAGTTGCCAATAGTGCTAAATATTTGGTGTTTAATCTTGCAAAAGAGCAACGACAAAAAGTAAATGAGATTCAGCTTCAGACACAAAATTTTCAAACTTCAATGAATGGGATTTTTAATGATGTAACTGTTACAGAAACAGACCATGAAATATTGGTTGAAACACCATACAATTATGATTTTAAAACGTATAGCCAAATAAAAAGAGAAAACAATTTGGCACGCTATGATTATAGTTCAGGTTGGTTTTTCAAAAAAGAGATTAAAGATGAGCTAAAATCTAAATTAAAAGAGATATTTGGCGAAGATGGCTACGAAACAAGCGAAAACTACGATGTAAAAATATATTTGGATCGGATTAATATCAAAAAACCAAAAGATTTTCAATCATTGTATCTGTTTGGTAAAGAATTGGTGAGGCCTCAATACTATGGCTTTGATATCAGAAAAATGGATAATGTTGAAATAAATGGATCAATTGTGAGTAATGGCGATCGTAAACGATATTTGGCGTTTGAAAAAGGAACCACAATTATTGTAAAAGATGTTCCTATCCATGTTATCGAACAAGAAAAGAATACTGCCATATTTGAAGTTATGGGCAACGAAGCATTGAACAACAAAATGCAATTTTCTCAAAATTACGGTGGATTAAGCGATACAATTGAAAAGTGGGACGAATACTGCAAAGAATTCAATGCCGACCGAAAAATACGCTACATTGTAACGGGAAACATTCTACAAGGATATTCTTCTTTTAAATCTAAACTTGTAAATTTCACCACTATTGACAATTTAGAGCAAAAAGGTATTTTGATGCCCGATGAGTGGAGTCCTGAATCTAAACAAGGAGATGATCCACGGAAAAACAATGTTTCTATCCCAATTGAAAAAGGTGTTCGCATTCTTCGAAACATTCCTCGAGGTGCTTCTGTAATGACAAGCAACGGCATGAGATTTTATTTTTATGATGATGAATACACCTTGAAAATTCCAAAAGGCAAAGAATCAAAAACATTGTTATTGGATCAAGAACTCATTAATTTGATGAATGATACAAAAAATGGATTTATACTTCGTGCCGGAGAATATAATGGGATTTTTTCACCAATTAATTTAGATGAAATTGTATATCTATTATCCAAGAAATACGCTGTTTCTCTTTCTGTTTCAGCCTCAATAATGGAAAGTTTTGGCATTGAAAGTGCCACCAAACCTATTGATAATTCGGATGATATTGTGTACGAAACTCAATATCAAATGGAGTTAGAAGAGCATTTAAAGCGGATTAAGGAAGTAAACAAGCCTACTATTGTTCAAAAAGTGGAAGTGAGCGAAAGCGAAGAGTTAGAAATAGCCATTGCCAAAGCGATTGCCATTAAACTGAAACTAAAATTGAAAGGAGTAAAATAATGGTATCTAGTTTATTAAAACTTTCGTCTCATATAATGCCATTTGGAATTGTTGGCGTAATTTCGGTTTATTTACTTGCTAAAGTAATTGAAAAAGATGAATTAATTGCACCTGTTCATGGTCCAATTACTTCAAACTTTGGGCAACGAGGATCATATTTTCATAATGGTACAGATATAGGAGTTCCTGTTGGAACTCCTGTTAAATGTCCTTCTGATGGTATCGTTTTAGGAACATATCAAAATTCTGCTGGAGGATTACAATTAATGGTAAAACACAATAACGGATATACAACAGGATATGCACATTTAAGTAAAATATTAGTCTCAAAAAATACACGAGTTAAAAAAAATCAATACATTGCCTATACGGGAAATACGGGACAATCAACGGGACCACATTTACATTTCACGTTAAGAAAAAACAACAATTTGATAAATCCAAAATTATTAATTAACTTTGCATAACGCAACCACGTAATATTATGAATGAAAATTACATTTTGCCTATAGGGCTAGGAATTGGTTCAGCATTTTTAATAAGTAAAATGCTAAAATCAAACAGTAATGATACCTTTAAAAGTGTTTCATCTACTGATAAAATTGGAAAAATAATTATTCCAATTGAAAATAGTTTAGGTGCTATTGTATCTGACAAAACTGATTTAATAAATAAAGTTTTTTTAGATCTGCCAAAAACATCAAAACAGTTTTATAATAACACTGCAAAAAATGCAAATGCAGTAAAAATAAAACAAATTATAAAAACACACTATTCCACATTAAAATTAGCCGAAAAGCTAACAAAAGTTCCTGCATACATTTTAGCTCCAATTATATTTGCCGAAAGTGGCGGAAATATTCGTGCAAAAAGTTATGCAAAGGCTTATGGATTAATGCAAATGATAACTCAAGGAGCAAACGATACTATTTTGCAAGAAAACATTAAAGGCCGATTGAGCGATGAGGAAAAAACAATAATAAGAAAACATATCGGTAGCCGATTAGACAATATCTTAAGAATGAAATTTTTAGGACATAAACCTGCAGGGAATGGAAATAAAATTAATTTCATTACAGAAGAAGATATGTATAATCCTGAATTTAGCATATTAACAGGTGCTATGTTGATAGGAATGCTTATAGATCAACATATTGAAGATGGAAACAAACTTCGTTTAGAAAAATCAATGCTTCGCTATGGACGTGGCTACTTTTACAAACCAAAAGGATCTACTTTTGAAGAAACATTAAACGCAGTAAAAAATTACAAAGAAAATTACACTGGACTTATTAAATATTTTGGACAAAATGGACTTTTCCAAACCGGATTACAAGTTGTTAAAGAATTGTCCCAACAAGCATAAAAACAATTTAAACCACGCAAATAATGATTACAAAAGACAATTACATTGGTGTTGCAAGCACCATGGATTTATCGAGTTTGAACGATGTTCAAAAAGAAAATCACGACTTCGCAGTCAAATACATGCACCTATACGGCAAAAATGAAGATATAACAGACGTTATCGACATTGCCATTGACACTATAAATAAGGTGGAAGAGGCGGAAAAAAGCAAGAAAATTGAAGAGAATAAAAAAGCACAACAAAGCGTTAAAAAAGCAAACGATCAGCGTGTCACAAACGAAGATTTGAAAGGGATTGTTTCTGTTTTAATGCCAAAACACCAACAGCGAATTATTATTGGGAATCCAGAATTAAAATCCGTAATTAAATCATTGCAACAGGATTTAGAGAAGATACCTGATTATGCTGCTTTTGCTCGTGAGGATGATAAAAACTACGATTTAGCTAAATCAAAAGGGATTGACTATCGAAATTTACAAACTGTTTATGCTCATTATTTTCATGGTGGAAGCGATTGGTTTGTATTAGCAAAAGATATTAAGCAAGGTGTTTTGACTGCTTACTGTATTATAAATCAAGATGCTCAAATGAGTGAGGAGGGCGATGTATCCATTGATGATTTGACCAGCGGAAACCGTGTTGAGTTAGATTTTTATTGGGAGCCAAAATCATTAGCTGAAGCATTGTACAAAAAATATCCTGATGAGTTTCCTGAACCTGAGAACAAAAACACACAATCAAAGGCTATAGATGATAAAAAAAATGATGATGAAACATTTGAATTTTTGTTTCATCCTGCCAATAAAAATGGAAAGAAGTTAATTTCCATGCTAAAATCTAAATCGGCAACCATCAAAAATGTAAAAGATCAATCTATCAATTACCTAAATTTGAAATATAAAAACACAAATTTTGGCATCCTTGATAATGGTGGTGAGTTTAAATTAGATTCGGATGATGTTAGAACATTTGATGTTCTCTATTTTTCCGAGAATAGTGGCGTTATTAAATCAGTTGAAGCTATTGGCAAAGAGGTTATTGAGGCGTTAAATGAATTTATTGCAGAAAAAAAAGCATCCAAAGCACCAAAAACCAGCAAAAATATTGTAACTAAGCAAAAACCAAAAGCAGATCCATTCAAAAAAGGCGACAAAGTTAAAATCATTGGTCTTAAAAATGTTATTCCGGACAATTATTTAAAGTTAACAGAAAATCCTTTTGATGGCAAATATGGAGTAGTGGATCACTATCAAAACGATGATGTGAGAGTAAATGTACTTACAGAACGTTTTGGCCTTTGTACTGAGGGATTTTTGGAAGCCAATGTTGTAAAAGTAACGGCAGCCGAATATAAAAAAGGGATTGCAAAGGTAAAACCGAAAAAACAACCCGTTTCAAAAGTGCAAAAGCCTACCACTACCGAAGTAGAAGTAGTGCCTATTGAAGTAACGTATATCCGTTCGTTTTTGAAACTGGATAAAACCACGGTTACCTATGCCGATATTCGTAAAAGAGTGTCAAAAATGCAAAAAGATATTCTTCTGAAAAAGATTCGCAAAACGTCTGCATTTGCTCCAGCAATTGATAAAATTCAGGAGATGTACAATTCGCTACTAAAAACGATGAATAAAGGCGCAAATTCTGCCGTAATTGATATTACACCAGCAACGATAGAACTTCTCACAAAAGGGCTGAATATAACCCAAAGTGTTGAAATTAAGATTATCAAAAGATTCTTGAATTTGTATGCCGTTAAAGCAAACAAAACAGAGATGGTTGAAAAAGCCAAAAAGTTGATTGTGGACATTGATTTTCTTTTACAAAAGAACATTGTTACCGACAAATCCTCTCATTATGCTGAGATTGTGAAAATCAAAAAGGATTTGAAATCGTTTATTGACACTCAAAAAATGGATGTTTCTACCTACGTTTTAGATGGATTAAACAAGATCATGAACACCAATTATTCTGTTTCGGCTCCTGGTCAAAAAAAAAAGTCGCTAAACGGAATGGGAAACGTTAAAGACGTACAACAAATGGAGTACTTGGAAGAAACAAATGCAGAAAAAGCCTTTGATGATTTGAAAACATACGTTGATATGGTGATTGATGGCGTGCAACCAGCTCTTATTATTTCGGGACCAGCAGGTATTGGTAAAACCTATGTGGTGAAAGAGCGTTTAATTGCTAAAAAAGTGCCTTTTGAATATATCAAAGGACGTGCAACTGCAGCGGCTTTGTTTGTTTCTCTCTACGAAAATAACGGCAAAACAATTGTATTTGATGATTGCGACAGTATCATAAAATCGGGCAACGAAGATGCAATAAACATTCTCAAAGCCGTATTGGATAGCTACGATACCCGTGAAGTATCATGGTTAACAATGAAAAAACCAATTTTAGATGCACAAGGCGAAGAGATTCCAAAAACATTTGTTTTTACTGGACAGGTTATTTTCTTAACCAACATTCCACTAAAAGATATGAAAGAGGCTTTATTGTCGCGAAGTTTCAAAGTTGAATTAAATCTATCAATCGAGGATATAATTCAAAAAATGAAAAAGACATTGCCCAAATTAAACACCACGGCTCCAATGTACTTGAGAGAAAAAGCACTTCAAACAATTCTCGATTTGTACAATACGGGCGCAGATATTGAATTAAACATGCGCACCTTGCAGCAAGCAATTAGAATCATGCAAACCGTATCTGATAGCACCGTTGCAACACGTATGATTGCTCAACAATGTGCCACAGTAAAATAAATTCACTTTTCGGGGAGTAGCATTTGTTACTCCCCATAACTTTTAAAACCACGCAAAATTATGGACTATGCAATTGGAATTTTAAAAAAAAGATTGGAAAATATTGAATATCAAATTAATTATACAATTGAAGATATTAAAGAATTTGAAGCATCATTTAATGAAACATCTAGAGGATACAAGCAATGTGTTAAACATCTAAATATAAAAAATAATTGGCTTAAAAAGAATCAGAAAATATGCGAAAAATTACAAGAAGCAATTGACTTATTAACTCCAAAAGAAATTGAAAAAGGCGAATCATTACACAAAGCAGTTAATCGAATGAATAAATTAATTCAAGAATCGAATGAAAAAATAACTGGTGTGATTATTATTGCTCAAAAAGAAAATGATAAAGGTCAATTTATTGCTCAACAAGGGTTGATGCATTCAGAACTAAGGGAGTGTTTGTCCATTGCTACATATTACAATGAAAAATTAGATATTGAACTAAATAATGATAGAAATTATTTAGATTTATCCAAAAACTAAAATCAAAAATTAAGTATAAACCCAAAAAACCACGCAAAAAAATGGATCAAAAATTAATGACCAAACTAGGCAAAATCATTGCGGCATCGGTAGCAGCCGTTGGACTTACGGTATTAACCACCGTAAATAGCCCAAAACCAACTGTAAAAGAGATGGGGCAACCCACTCAACAAAGTATTAATTATCGTAGCAACCAATTGCTAGTTTGTTTTTGGCATTGTAGCGCCAATACGGCTGGAAGCAAAATGACCGCAAAAGATATAGAAAGATTTCATTGCGGACCACGAGAAAAAGGCGGAAATGGTTGGAAAAGACCCGGATACAACGATGTATTCGAGACATCGGGAAAACATGTTGTTTTAGTTCCCTACAACGATGATGATATAGTTCAGTTTAGCGAACGTGCCAATGGTGCTGGAGAGTTTAATGGAATTGCCCGGCATATATGCTACATTGGTGGAATAGATAAAAAAGGAAAAGCAAAAAATACACTAAATGCAGCTCAAGATACTGCCATAAAACACTATTATTTAGATTTAGTTAAAAAACACCCAAATATTCTTATCGTTGGACACAATCAAGTACAAAAAAAACCGTGCCCATCTTTCAACGTTCCTCAAAAATTACGCTCCTACGGAATCCCTGATAAAAACATTTGGTGGTGGAACAATTGGTATCCCGAAGAGAAAATACCAAATGAAGCACAAGGATTGGTGAAAACATTGGTAGTTCAACCGGATTAGGAGGTAATATGTCTGAAAAACAAATTATTGTTGAAATTAGCGAATGTAATGAATGTCCATTCGTAAATGATGAATATGATTACTGTCAAGTTGCTAAATTTGAATTAGACATATATATAGGACTTTCATCTTTTGGACTTCCAGAAAATTGCCCATTAAAAAAAAATGATATTACATTAAAATTTAAAGATAACCGCAAGTAATAAAATAGGAGGATTTTATATGAGTATGAAATTAAAATTAGAAATATTTATGCACGGTGCATGGTCGTTAATCAAAAACATATTCATTAAAAAATGTACGCCTGTTCAAATTATAAAAAACGAAAATAAAGATTAAATAAGATGATTAAATATGAGAAAAAAGAATACAAAAATAAGCAATGTAAATCATGTAATATCTTTTCTTATCGTGGTTATTGTATGGTAGTTCCACTTAAAAAACCAACATCAAAAGCTTGTTCAAAATACGTTAAACGCAAAAAATAAACTAAAATAGGAGATAAAAAAGTGAAAATATATAAAAAAGTACACACAGACAAAACCGCTTTAAAAGTCCATGCTGAAAAGATTGATAAAAGAGGCGGCAGTTACCAGATTACTGGAAACACAATAAGTTATGCTTTTCCAAGCGAAGACGAAAAAGAGTTGCCAGCAGATACACAACAACAAGTTGATTTATCAAAAGTTACATACAGAGGATCAACATACGGAACGTTGATAAAGGTTCACGGCAAAGAATATTTGATTTCTTCTGCCAAATTTAATGAATTGGGCGGAATTAAAAAGATTAGATTTTCAGCCCCAACACGCAAATAGCAAAAAATAGGAGATAAAAAAATGATTAAGTACAAAAAAGTTAACAAACCGTTTAAGGCTAAAAAAGCAGTAAACGATTATGTTTCAAAAATCAGAAAATCAAGCGATAATCAGTTTGATCGGGTTTCAATCCGAAAAGTAAAAACGGGATATGTATTGCTATATGCAACGCTAAGCAAAAGCATCCGTGAAAAAATACGTGGTATAGAACGAATGAGTACCCATACAAGTACTATTTACGACTACTACCAAGTAGCGATGAAGCCCGAAAAGTGGATCACTGCTAAATATGCTAAACTTAAAAAAGAAACCGGATACTAAAAAATAGGAGATTGCTCATGCTGCCACCTTCGGAGATATGAGTTTCGATGCCCGATAATCTATAAAGGTTACCGGGCATTGCGTTTTTATAAGAAAAAATTAGTATATTTACCCCCGAAAAACCAATTTAAACCACTTTGGCACGGTTTTAGATAATTGCTAAGTATCTGAAAAACAGGATTATAAAACAATAAAAACCGCACACTCAGGGTAATAGGTGTAACAAAAAAATGGGAAATATAATTGAAAAGAAAAAAGCAACAGAACTTATTAATAGTAGTACATTGCTCCCAATTTCTAAAATAAAAGATGGATTTTTGCTCACTGATTTTTGCAAAACATATCATTTAATAACAAAAGGAAGTTATGATGGAAAAGAATTTCACCCCGAATCAATTTGGAAATACAATCAATCATGGATACTTAAAGAAGAGAATGATCAAATAGTATTACCTTCGTGGTTTAAGATTGAAACATACAAAAAAGTTGCTGGTATAAAAAATGTAATTATAGGTACAGATGGATTGAGTTATGTGCCAGGTCATAACTTAAATACAGGTTCGCATTGGTATGCCTCAAATATAGAGGAAGCAATAAGAAGTTGTATTTTTTACTTAAACCCAATTTGGGATTTGTCTATTAGTCCAATGACATTAATTTATGATAATGGAAAAATGGGTTTTACGGAAAAATCAATGCAAATTTGGAAACATAACGAAACCTATCACTTATCATTCTTTCATTCGCGTAAAGAAAAAACGATTAACAGTGAAAATATTTCAGAAGCTGCAATAACTCTTATAAAATATTCTACTGATGATGTAAATTCAAAGTGGAGAAAAAATAAAATGTGGAAACATTTTTTAAAATTCAATGAGGGAATAAGCGACTTTAATATCGTTTCGATAGCAGAAGAATTTGGCATTTCTCATCATGTTACCGAAAAAATTAGCATTGCGAATGCTGGAGAATATATAATTGCAAAAAAGATTTGGGGTGGACTATTTGGAGGAGAAGGAGATAACGATGAAAATTACTATATATTTGAAAGTAAAGAAGAGCTAATTGAATGGGTAGTCGATCTATATAAAGATCAAAAAGATTAATTTGGCACGGTATTGGATATTACTTAAGTAATTGATAAACAGTAATGTAACAAATAGTTTATAAGCAAACTTAAAAATTACAATTATGAAAATTTTAAAAATTCAAACTGAGATTAACGAAGAAATAAAATCTTTTGATATAAATGATTTTGATATTGAGAAGGCAAATGGAATTGGTCTTGATTGTAACGAATATTCATTAAAAATAGCCTCAGATATAAAAAAAGGTTTGAGTGAAATATTTGGATATGAAGTTTTTTCATTAGAAGTTTATAACATAAGTCAATGGGATTTTGATAATAAAATGGCTGGTGGATATGGTGATTGCATGTGGATAGGTAATTTAAGTAACAATAGAGTTTCTTTTGACGCATTCATTGTTTAACAATGTTTTGGTTTATAAACAAAAAAACAAAACAGGTTCATTTGAATAATAAGAAAACAATAATTATTCCGGGCGTTTCCGATGCAGTAGCAAGCGCATGTGGGGAAATATAGCGAAGTCAGGCAGTGGGGATTTGCTTTTAATAAAATAAACCAATTTAAAACCGCACACTCAGGGTTATAGGTGTCAAAAATAAAATGAGAACAACCGCAGCAGAAGCAAAAGCACAAACTATTTTTGTGATTATTCCAACTGGAACCACAAAATCAAGATCCTACACCATTGGCAAACGTGAATTTTTTCAACACGATTTCAAACAAACAGGCTTCACTATCGAAAAAACCAATTTGTTAGATTTAGTTATGAGTAGTGCCGAAGAAACTACTTCGCCCAGGGGAGTTGCAAAAAAGTTGCACATTCGCGAAAAAGAACAAACGTGTTCCTGCTGGAATGAAGAGGAAGATACGTTTGATCCAGATTGCAAAAAGTGCGACAAAGGGCACGAAGTTGTTTATCAACTTTGGACATGGGGCATCAGTGGAAACAACCCAAAACTTATCGAAACATACGACACCGAAACCGAAGCCGAAGACGAACTATTTAATAAAACATACGAATATGATTTTATCAATGGAACTGATGTAGATACATCATATTACGAAACAATTGAAGAGGCTTTTCAACAAGCATTAGAACATTTTGCCGAAAGAAGCGGAAAAAGTATAGCATGTATTGTCCGCTATATGAAATTTGTAGAGTTTTGTAATGATTTGTATGCAGCAAGAGCCGAAAAAGTGGCTTTGGAATACAAAAAAGAAGTTGAAACCCTATCCGACCATTACGCAACCATGCTAGAACCTGAACAAGAATCATACAAACAAACCGCTGATCGCTTATCCGCAGTAATTGGAGAAAAGATTGATGGAAAAGTATTCCATGCAACTGTGAAAAAAATTAGAGCAAAGAAATTATTTTAATAATCAAAAAATAGGAGATTGAAACAATGGAACAACTACATTCTGAAATTATTAAATATGAAACAGAAATTAAGTTGTCTGACGTTCTGAAAATACAAGAAGGAGGTATAATTCTAATTAATCAATTAAGAATTATTAATTATCCGCTATATTTAAAAATACAAGACTATAAAAAGTTTATTTTTAATATTTTTATATGTGAAAAAAAAAGTAAAAACTATATTCCTAATAGAAAAAAAATAATTGAAATTGATCCACCAATTATTGTAACCGAAAAGAACATTAAAGACATTGTAATCAAGATTGAAGCTTTTAATATTACATATATTGAAAGAAAACTAATTATTAAAGGACTGTCCCTTGAATATCTTAATGTAACTCAATAATTTTAAATAATAAAAATAAAAACAAAAAATGAAACGCTATTATCCATTATTTATGATAGATAGGTCAAAACCTAAATCATATCCATTTGATTTTATCTCTTGTTTTGATACTGAATGTGGTTTTGTTGCCCGTGTAATACCATTTACAACGGATATTGCCTACGATATGTTCTATAAAGAATGCCAACCTTCGTTTGATTTTATGTACATTAAATCAAAGTTTAAAAAAGGAGGGGTAATTCTATTGATAGAGGGTTTTTTAATTCCCAATTTTGATTTATTTAACGAGAAATATCACCCGAGGATCAAAACACTTTTGAAAAAAGCACTCAAAAAGTATCTTCATGCCGAAGTAGAACGAACAGCACACTCCGATTTATCAATAGAAAATCAAATAAAACAACAAAAATTGACAATTGAACGTGCAAAATCAAACTATGATGCACTTGTTTCTCGAAGTTCAAAGCAAGAAGCCGATTATAATATCGCTTTAGCCGAAGCAACGCTCCAAACTTTGGTCAATTTTAGAGATAATCAGAAGTATTTTATCATAAATTCAAACTAAAAAAGACATTTTATGATAAAATAGTGATAAAATAGACAAATAAATACATTAAAAAGACATTTTAAGGTTTTATTAGTCAATATATTACATTAAAAAAGATATAGGTTCCGTCCGGACCGCAAAAAGTGAACACATCGTGTTCACTTTTTGTTTTTTAAGCCATGAATAACACTTGCAAAAAATATAAATACACAAAAAAAACACATCGTGTTCGCTTTTTTACTAGTTTTGTGATAAAATGGTGATAAAATCACTTCAAAATTTTATCAAAGATTACAAATATGGCATATTCAGTAAAGGTACAAATTCGTGATCACTATATCCGAAAAGATGGAAAGACTAATTTTAAATTATCAATTTATATTAATGGAAAAAGAAAATTTTATCCAATTGATGTTTATATTGAGCCAAAATATTGGAATGGTAAAAAAATTAGTGCATCAAATGTTCGAAACAAAGAATATAATCAAATCTTAAGAGATACTGCAATTAGGGCAGAAGATATTATATTAAATATGATAAAAAACAATGATCAATTATCATTTCAAAAATTTGAATCATTATTTTTATCAAATTCTACCAACGAAATTTATTCAATTGAAAAAGCATACTCAAACTACATCGATTACTATACAACATTGATAGGAAAAGCAACAATAGGTATTTATAAAAGTGAAAAAATAAAACTAATTGAATTTGCTGGTTCAAATTTTCCACTTAAAAATATTGATGAAATATTTTACATGAAATACAGGAAGCATTTAATTGACAACAAAAAAAACTCTCAAAATACAATAGTTAAGGCTTTAAAAAAATTAAAATCAGTGATTAACTTTTCAATTAAGATGGGCTATTTGAACGAAAATAAATTGCAAATGGTATCTGAACGTGAATACGAATCGAATAGAGAAAGTCTTGAAGTTGATGAATTAGATAAACTTGAATCATTGTTTGAAAAAAACATATCTAACAAGCTAAAAGACGTTCTTATAACGTTTTTGTTCTCTTGTTATACTTCCATACGTTTTTCGGATATTGCAGCTCTTAAAATTGACAATATTGAAGAAACATTTATTTGTTTCACTCCATTAAAAACAAAATATGAAACAGATCGTAAAATAATAGTTCCAATAACACCCCGGGCAAAAAGTATTATTGATCGATTTGCATCTAAAAAAAGTGGAGATCCTCTTTTTAAAACTATTTCAAACCAAAAAGCAAACGATTATTTATCCGTTTTACTGGAAAAAGCCGATATTAAAAGCAAAATTACATTTCATTGCGCCAGGCATACATTTGCAATGACTGCCTTAAACTTTGGAATGGAGATGGAATATTTACAAAAAATAATGGGACACTCAAAAATTACCACAACCGAAATATATGGAAAATACAAAAAAGCAATTTTACTTGAGATGTCTAACAAATATTTAGATTATTAATAAAAAAAAATCCATCGATTATTCGATGGATTCTTTTTTATCCTTATTATTTTTAAAAGCTATACCCAAAACTAACAGATGGAAAATAGTAATTTTTACTCTTATCTCCATCAAAATAATATTTATCAATTTTACGACCAGCAATAAATCCAAATTTTACACAAAACCCTTTTATCGATTGGTATTTAGCATTTATAGTTGCAACAAAATCAACATAAAAATTATCTTCAATTGTTGGGGCTAAGCCTAATCCCATTTCAGCAAACCATTTTTTCTTGCCAAAGTTAAAATTTGAAATTAAATTAATTCTAGTAACATTAATATTGTCTTCTGAAAAATTTGTTAGTTGAGTTATCCCAACTCTTAATCCGATTGCCGAATTAGGCAAAAACGAAGATGCTTTAAATTTTTTATAGTATAATCTTTCGTAATTAAGTGAATATAAAAAACCCACACCCCCTATTTCTGCCGAAATAGAATGTTTTAAATTTGAAACAGGTGTATAAATGCTATCTTGTGCATTAACACCTAATGTAAAGAAAACTACAACTAGTAAAAATAATTTTTTCATGTTTTTTAAAATTTAATTTGTTTTATGAATTATTAGAATGCAAAATTAATAATTATTATTGTGATTTTTCTAAAAGTAATATAATTTTTTTAAGTTGCTCGATATTCTCTTTCATTAAGAGAATTTTTTCGTGCAGTGATTTGATTTCATATTCAAACTCTTGTATTTTTTTAAAAGATTCAACATCTTTTTCGTTAACTGCTTCATCATCATTTGAGCTATTTGAAACACTGTAAATCACATTACCCTCTTTTACTACGTTTGACGATACTAATTCGCTAACATCAATATTAAATACTTTTGCAATTTTTGTAAGATGTTCTAGCTCCATCGAATTTTTATGAAATCGAAAATATAAATTACCTTCAGACATTTTTATTTCATTTGCAAGTTGTCTTATAGTCATTTTATTTTCTTTCAAATAATGTTTTATTTTTTTCTTAAGATTAAATTGTTCATCATTTAAAATTTCAGAAAAAACTTTATTATAATCTTGTTTTATATTTGGCAAAGTTTCAGAAAACATTGGTCCATTTCCAGTAAGCAACCAATCCGAATTCACATTAAACTTAATACAAATATTTTTAATTGCATTTACCCCAACATTTGAACGATCCTTTCGCATTTCTGTAATAGCAGTTGGACTAATACCAAGTATTTTAGTGAAGTTAATAGCATTATCAATTTTTTTTTGAGAAATCAAAATACTGTAACACTCTAAAAATCTGTTTGTTATTGAATTACTCATTGTTATAAATATGTTAATTATACAAATATTTTTATTTTTCTATTGCTTTCTGTAATTTTTGTATTATCTTTGCCCTGTTTCTCAAACATAAATAACACAAGCATAAATTATATACCAGAATATTAGTACAAGACAAAGAATAAAAAAACAAATATACAAAAAAATGAAAAGAGATAAGTTAAACGGTATAAAAGCAAAGGAAAAACTAGCAAGATTTAGAGACGCCATTTTCTTTTATAAGGAAATTTATACTCCCGATCGGAGTTCCGATTTTGTTCGCAACTATGTTTGCCAAAAGCTAGATATGAGTAAAGCATCTTACTATGAAGCAATGCAAAAATTTAAGGAGGAATTAGAAGATTTTAGGAATATTAAAATATCTAAATTTGAATTAAAAGATTACTTAAAAGAAAGTTAGTTAAAATGTCAGGAACAATCGATTTAGAAGTAGTTCAAACTTTGCTTGAAAAAGTAGCTTCGCTAGAAAAACAAATGTTATACATGCTTGGTAAAATCAATTCTATGGATATTTCCGTGAATTTTATTCAACAAAACATTAGGCCTAAAGAAGTTAATATAAAAACTGCATCTGAAGTTTATTTAGTATCTCGCACAAAAATATACGAAGATATTGAAAGAGGATTGATTTCAAAAAATGAAAATAATAAGCTAGACGTAAGTAAATTAGATACGATATACGGATCAAAAATATTAAAAAACCAACAAAACAAGGAAAAGAGCACCGTAACAATTTTGTCTTGATACACAATATTTAAATCGGTGCTCCCTTGTTTCTTATTCTAATTAAAAATGATCAAAAATAAACCACGTAAGATATTAAAAATAAAAAGGGCAATGATGTGGTAGCCATTGCTGGGGGTGGTTATAACATGCTTTACGCCCCCTCTCCTTTTTTTTATTAAAAAAATTTAGTTATGTATATTGTAATACTTTTTATAATTGTTTTGGTAGGGGTAATGGTTAGGGAAAAAATCATCACTAAAAAGGAGTCTGAAAAAACGGACGAATTTTTAGCTGATGATTTTTTGTTTAATGAAGAAATTATCACAAAACGACCAGAAAATATGGTTTTTTCAACTTACAAAAGGCTATTGAAAGAACAAAACATTAGACTAAAAAACAAAATTAAGTTTGGAATTTTAATATATATCTCCTGTTATATAGTTGAAACTGGAGGAAAAATGAAAAAATATACTAAAATGCCGTATTATAGAAAAAAACTAATATTAAATAAGATATGATTGGATATAAAACTGAAAATAACGATGAAATTATCGATATTTTAGAAGATGAAATTACGGCTTTAATTTTTGCAAAGGAACTTAACAAAATAGCCTTTTATACAAAATGTAACAACTTAAAAAAAGTCGAATTAGATATAAAAATCAATGACGAAATTGAATTTTTAAATTTAGTACTTAAGCAGTTATATGTACTTCAAAAAATAGAAAGCATATCCTCATGTTCTTATTCCGATTACCTATCCATAAATGAGCAAATTACATATATTAAAACTTGGATTAGAGGAGCAAGACCCTCCTCCGAAGATTTTATATATTTAAAATCAGTTTTAAACTCATTACAAGCGCTTAAAGACACAGATCTTATCGACGGTAAAGATTGCCATATAGCAACAATGCACGGTTCAGAAATGGGATTATTCTTGCAATTTAAAAAGCAAAAGGAAGGGTTTATCGATTATTTACAGTCAAAAAATCAATAATAATATGACACAATTAATTCTAATTTCAATATTAAGTATATGGTTCGGGTTTGGACTTATTGCAGCAATTTCAATTTATTTTGAAACAACTCAAAATGGTTTTAGTGAACTTTATGATACTAAATTTGAGGCAGTTTACGAAATAATCATATTCCTAATATGGACAATATGCGGCTTATATTCATTTTATATTTATTTAGCTAATTCGCATTGGGTAAAAAAAATAATTGATAAAGCTAGAAAAAGACACAAAAGATTTTAAAAAATAACAAAAAAAGGTTGAGTAGTTCTAGCTACTCAACCAAACTTTCAAAAATTAGCAACCACGCAAAATTATTAAAAGCATGGCAAATATACAACAAAAAAATTATCCCACAAAAATTCAGTACAACAATAATACTGAAAATTTATTACTTAAACTTCCTGAATTAGATTTTGGGTGCTCAAAATACTGCTTTGATCAGTTTGCAAAGCAAGTAAATACAGAGCTAAGCGAAAAGTATGAGAAAAATCCAAACCTTACAAAAGAATTTTTAAAAGATTCTCATTCAACTTTGTTTTACTCAATTATTAGATTAATGAGAAAACAGATTTATGACAATAATTTTAGACACGCAACCAACGACGATCAGAGAGTAATTAACCCATTACTCCCTCCGATGCTAAAAACATCAAATACAGAGCTGCAAAACAAGCACGAGGGACTTGTTAATGTTTCCACAATATACAGGAGACTAAAAAGATTACAAAAATACGGAATTATTACCGAAAAAAAACTACACGGGCATCATTACGAATACGAAATTTCGATAAATCCCGAAATTCTAGTCTTTTTCGACAAGACAAATAAAGGGTATATTCCGCAAAATAGCTTACTTAATACCCCTTACGGAAATGACCTTTTAAAACATAAGATTGCAATTTGCAATGTTTCTTCATTGTATTTAAATGATTCTAAAAATAAAGAATTAAACAAAAGGTCAAAATTGTTAGAAACTGAAAATGCTTCAAAATACAGTTTTGAAAATTCACAAAATGTTTCTAACAATTTTGGAAATTCTATTAAAAATGATTCCTTTTTAAATGATTCCCAACAAAACAAAGAAAATAGCTTCGCATCGCAAAAAAATTATTCTTTGCCCGGGGCCGATGGATTAGCTAAAATACAAGATAAATACAAAGAAATGGCATTCAAAAGCCAAAAAACCATTGAACACCTCCAAAAAATGGCGGCTATTCGTCTGCTGGTGATGTATATCAATATTTTAATGAAATACTCTTCTTCGGGAAAAACAATGGAACTTGACAACGAATTGCAAAAGGAAATTACCCTTAAATACCTAGAAGATAAGTATTTTTCAAACTGTAAAACCATTGAAAGCATCAACCAAATTTTTGTAAAATACGAGTGGTCCATAAAAAAGGCCGAAGAAATTGTGAAGTATCGCCGGAGCAAAGGGCTCGATGGCTATGTTCAGTACGCTCGACAATGGTTTGCTGCCGAAAATTACGCTGGAGGATTTGTTGGATTGTTTAAAAAACACGAAGATTGGATGAAACGGAACCAACAAAAAAATCAAGAAAGAGCCGATCGTAAAATAAAAATTGCAAATAGAAACAAGTACAACGAAGTAGTTAACAGGTATATGCGCCACCAAATATCATATACCCAAATGGACAACTACATAAAACACAATATTGCCGAATATTATCCTTTGATGATTGCCGAAATGCAAGCAGGTGGATTGAAAACTGTCATTTTTCAAAATTAGGAGGGTTAAAATATGAAAAAAGTCAACGTTTTATCATGTTTTAATGGCATGAGTTGTGGAAAAATAGCACTAGATTTGATTGGAATTGAAGTGGATAAGTATTACTCCTGCGAAATTGATAAATATGCTATGAAAGCATCAGCTGCAATGTTTCCAAACATCATTGAATTGGGCGATATTACCAAAGTTTCTGCTTATGACCTTGAAAAAATTGATATTATTATTGGAGGATCTCCATGTCAAGGGTTTAGTTTTGCTGGAAAACAGTTAAATTTTAAGGATCCACGAAGTAAATTGTTTTTTGAATTTGTGCGATTACTCAACGAATGCCGAAAAATTAACCCGGACGTTAAATTTTTACTTGAAAATGTAAAAATGAAAAAGGAATATGAAGTTGCCATATCCAAAATGTTAAATATTGCACCTATTAAAATCAATTCTGCTTTAGTAAGTGCCCAAAATCGTGAGCGTTTGTACTGGACCAACATAGCAAACCAACCTTACGGATTTTTTGGCGATATGGAATGTGTTATTCCTCAGCCAAAGAATAAAGGGATCATGCTAAAAGATATTTTGGAAACCGAAGTAGATAAAAAATATTACCTAAGCAAAAAAATGCTTCATTATTTTTCTAATAAAGCTGCAAATTTCAACCAAGGCAAAGTAAATGTAAGAGACGAAAACGGCAAAGCAAGCACTATTTTATCAAGTAGTTTTAGTTGCGATATTAGCGATAATTTTATTAGTTGTGTTGATTTTAATGGTAGAGAAAATAATGAGAAAACTGGAACTATTACAAGTTCCTACGCAAAAGGAGTAGAAAATTTTGGATCTCGACCATTTATTAAAATGAATACCAATTTGGAAATATCCGAAAATCAGGAAAAATCCAATTGTTTCACCGCTGGAGGAAATAGTGGTGGATTGCATAGCCAAATGGATTTGATTTGTGTAGCACAACGAGGACGTAACCCAGAAGAGCCAAGCAACCGAAAAAAAGGCATCCACCTTGAGCAAACACTCGAACCACGGATTGATGGTAAAACAAATTGCATTACAAGTGTTCAGAAAGATAATTTGATTGTAAACAATACAATGCCTCGATCATCAACTGGCAAAGGTGGTAGCGGTCCATTAAGCCGTAATGATGGTAAAACGTATTGTTTAGACACTCAAATAAGAAATGCTGTTGAAATAGTTTCGGGCACACTTCGCACTTACCACGATGGAAGAGGATTACGTGAGATTAAAACGGGCAAAGGAGCTACTATTCCAGCACGTGCTAGAGAAGATGGAAGCGGACAAAATGTTGTATCGATCGATTCTATTATTAGACGTTTAACCCCAAGGGAGTGTGGCCGGTTACAAACCGTTCCCGAACACTTACTCGACATCATGCTATCATGTGGCATTAGCGATACGCAGCTCTATAAAATGTTTGGCAATGGTTGGACCGTTTATGTGATTGTTTACATACTCTCTTTTTATAAAGCCGAATTGCAAGGTATAGACTATAAAAAAAGTATGGCAAGTTGAAAAAATCAACTTTGGCACGGTTTTAGATATTTCGTATTTATCTGATTATCAATCTTTTAAACAATTTTATCATGAATGTAATAGAAATAATAAATAAGAATTTTACTAATCAATATGTAAATAGTATAGGGAAAAAATTAGTAAAACAAAACGAATATTCGTTTAATGAAATTTACGAAAAAGTAACAAACTGTTTCGGTTGCCAACAATCAAAAGATACAATTGATTTGGTAATATGCGACTTAAAATTAAAAGGTTTTAACATTAAAAATAATTAATCATGCCATTATTTAGCAACGAACAATCAAGACTAAAATTAGTCGTATATTTTGAAGATAAAACTTGTTTTACCAGGCTCTCATTTATCCGCAAAAATGAATCAAAAGAGCTAACAGAATCTCTTAAAAAGTTTAAAGATGCCATAGAATTTGGGTATTTTGGAAATTTCAAAATTTCAGATTATAAAACTGCAATTATTTATGATAACAGAGTAATTCCAAACAAAATTATTGGGAAATGGGTAAATGGTGCCCGGGTAATTTAACAAATAAAAAATAACAAATAAAAAAAACGAGAAAAAATGAAAAATTTACAACAAAGAGAAGGTTTTGTAAATAGACATACGAACGGATTGCCTGACAAAAAAACTACAATGAGAGTTGTAACAAAAGATGTTGATGGTGAACATATTTATTTGTGTGAATGGAAGCCGTTTGATAAAAGCCAATATTCAAAAGAAAATATGCCTGCCGATGGTTATTTAGGAACTGTAAAAGTAATTGAAGGCAGATATAAAGGTATTGGATTTCACGCTTGGGAACAAAACAATAGTGAATTTGTGTGGTATGCTGTCGTTTAGCCTTACCTATAACGTGGCGCAACTAAACACAGCGAGCTTGCGAGTAGTGCTTTAGTTGCTGTTAGGCACTGTACGGAAAATTATAAATAAATTATTTTAATCACAGTAAATTATGGAAAACAGAAAATGGTTACAACGTAAATATCCAAAAACATTTAATGAAGTTGATTTGTTCTTGAATGATGAACAATTAGAACTATTCAAACGTGGAAATTATAAATTGGGTAAATTAACTGAAAACATTAACGAAGGAGAAGTTTTTAAAAAAAACAAACTATGTATGTTTAAAAGGTCAAATCCAATTAAAAGCTATAATTACCCACTCCATCCAATTATTGTCAAATGCAAAGAAACATTGACAACAAGTGGATATTTGAGTTTTTGGGTATCACCAAATCAAGTTCAAGAGGTGCTTTTGTAGTATTGTGCCTAACGGCTGCGGCTTGGCACTGTGCCAAAGCTAAAACCCAAATTCAAGTACAAACAGGCATAGTGCCAAACCGCTGTTATAAGCCGTTTTTATTTGTGTTTGGCTTAACAATTTAATTTAAAAACAAAATGGACACAAGGACAGAAATACACACAGGTATATCAAAAGAAGAAGCCTATAAACTTATGGAGCAAGGTCACAAAATTGCTCACGATTATTATTCAGATAATGAATTTTTAAAAATGAAAGATGGAGTTATCTATGATGAAAGCGGTTATAGAATGGGAACAAAAAATGATGAGTTTTGGTCAAAAATTCAGAAATGGGAAACAGGCTGGAGAACTTTCAGCGGTGGGTTCTAAAGTGGCTTATAACGCTTCTCGGCTTGTAGTAGTGGCAAATTAACCGTAAACTTTCGGCTACTACTGAATTTATTGCGAAAGATAAACGTGAATTTACCACATATTTTGCCATTACTACAAACCGATGTTAGGAGCAGGCTTTTTATTTAATAATAAATTTGAAATGAAAAACATACACATAAATAACGATGACAATTATGCAACTCCTCCAAAATTATACGAGGAATTGAACAAACGATTTAATTTCGATTTTGATCCTTGTCCTTACAACGAAAAAGAAATCGTAAATGATGGATTAAAAATTGAATGGGGAAACTCAAATTTTGTAAATCCGCCTTATAGCCAAAAACTAAAAGAGGAATTTGTAAAACGAGGAGTTGAAGAAATGAAAAAAGGAAAAGTTTGTGTTTTCCTGATTCCAGTATCTACAAGTACAAAATTATTTCACGAATGGATCAAACCAAACGCAACTGAAATTGATTTTTTAAAAGGTAGAATAAAATTTGGTAAGTTAGATGAAAACGGAAATTTCTACATACCATTAAACAAAAAAGGAAAAGAGCAAAGTGGAACTAAAGATAGTATGATTGTCGTTTTTGACGGTCGCTCGGAAGCTTGCTCCTAACGCTCGCAACTTGCTTATCGGTGAGCTTGCGAACTGGAAGCAAGATGCTGTTAGCGTTTCGTGCGGTTTCGATAATATTAACTTTTAAACACAATACAATGATAAAAGATTTAGCAAAAGAATACAATGAAGAATTAGACCAAAAGGCGCAAAAAGAATTTGAACTACAATTCAAAAAAGGAGATGATATTTCAGTGTCAATTATTCAGAGAAAATGTAAAGTAGGATATAATTGTGCATACAGAACTCT